ACCAAAGATACATTGTCTATCTTTATCTTTTCCGAACATAGTAGTTTCGCACATCTTCTTGGCATTAAAATCATTCATATACCAAGCAGGTACTTGTGTAACTACCTTGTCTGTTTCTTGTTTGATTGTATAAGTGTTATTAGCACAATTGGATAATAACAAACCTAAAATGGCAATCAAAATAAGATTTAGTTTTTTAGTCATTTATTTTCACTTTCTCTTTCATATTATATACTATCTTTTTAGTTTTGTCAACAAGCTTGTACTCGTTAACAGTATTTACGAAGTAATCCCAGTTAAAAGCTAGTAAAAACCACAGAATTACTAAGGTTATTAAGGTTCTTATCATTAGTTTATCACCTCCCATTTACCTTGTGGATCCAAACATACTGTACCTGGTCGTTTAAACCAACTATCAGGTCTTGCGTATTTTCTACAATAAACAGGTGCATTTGGATCTCTATAATAAAACTCGGCAAATAACTCCCAGTATCCTGGTTTTCTTGCCTTTTCTAACTCAATTTGTTTTTCTAATTCTTTTATCTTCTCGTTTTGTGTTTGGCCTTGTTTAGTATCTGAACATTCTAATACTTCTTTTTTAACTATTTCATCACCCTCTTGTTTAATAACTACGGTTACAAAACACCATTGTCCGTCTGGTGTTTGATAACGGTCTGTTATTTTACTATGTAAAACGTTTTTATCTACATCTACTTTTGCAATAGGATAAACTTGTCCTGTTAAATCTTTTCTTAATCCTTCAACTTCTTTTGACATAACCTTTAGGGTAGTGGCAATCACTACTGTCCAAGCAATTACTATTAATATAATACCTATTCTTATCATTGTTGAATTTCAACTCTTCCGTCTGGCATTATACAGGCAACACCAAAGTTTGTGTTTCTAACTGGTCCACTTGAGGCAAAAGCAAATGGCCAAGATGGTGCAATATTAATTGTACTTTCATAACTTCTACATTTAATAGGACCTTTGTACCAAGTTCTTGTTGTTTTAATGATACCTGAATTTTCTGTTTTAGGATTATACCAGTTTGTAATATTAGGTTTGTTAGGTGCACCTATAAGATGGTCAACAAATTCTTTTTTATGTGTATTGAAATCATCATTCCAAACTTGATCGGCACCGTGTACTGCACCTGCAATTGTACAGGCCGCAATAACTTTAGGGTCGTTTACAACTCCTGAACACGTACCTCCTGCTGTTATTGCACCCATACTAGAACCTGATGTGGATACAGCGTAGTCTTTAACTGCACAATTATTTAATGCAATACAACTAATTAACAGGATAATACTTTTCTTCAGGTTCATCTTTTTGTTCTTCAATTTGTTTATCATACATATACTCGGAATAAGTTTTTCCGAATACTGATTTATAATAATAATCTCTCGGACTAGGAGAAGAATACATTTGAACAAATTTATCAAAATCAACATCTAAATTTGAATACAATTTAGGATGTGATCGTTTTGCGTCAGCGTGTTGTTTTAAGTATTCGAGTCTATTTTTAAAGACTTCTTTTTTGTCGGTAGACAATTTCAAGTCTTTTTCTTTTTCTTCGTAAAACTCTTTAAATAGTAGTTCTTTATCTAACATAATGTAATCCTTTCTGTTTATACATAATATATACTATATTCTATCACAATTAAAACATATTGTCAAGCAATAAAAAGTCAATAAAATCAATGATTTATTACTCATTTACCCCTAGTTTTTTAAGGGTATCTTCAATTTCGTATAGTTCATCAGCCAATATTTGACTATCCTTATACTCCATTTCTTCTTTTACTTCTACTTTTCTTTCCTCTAGTGTTTTAATGGTCAATTCTTTATCGTTCATATTTGCTCTTATCGTTTGCTACTAAATTACATTGTAATTGAATATCAGCAATTAAATTGTCTATTTCAATATCTCTTTCTATTGTTTTAGGATTGTTGTATTTAAGATTATAAAGTTTATCACTTTGTATTTTAATACTATCAATCTTTTTACACAAATCGGCAATTCTATGTAGCATTATTTACTCCAAGTTTCTTTCTGATATTCTTTAATTGAGTTCCATTCTTTTGCAGCCCAATTTGAAACACCAGTACCAGTATCTTTAATAAAGATTTCTACATTTGTAGGTACTTCTTTTACATAATTAATTGTATTAACAGGCAAATTTGATAAATCTTCTTTTGTTTTTGCTAAATCTTTTTTACCTTGTGCCCAACCTTGTTTTTGAAACTCCATAGTTTCACACCAGTTCTTTTCAAACCAAGATTCTTTATCTTCACAGTTTGTATAATCCACTTTATCGTTACCTGGATTTCTTTTATCTACGTCCATTTCACCTGACTTAGCAATTGCCATAGTCATAAGTGTAATAATTGTTAATAACATCATTGTTCTCATACTATACTTTCCTTCCCATAGTTTTGAAGTCCTTAGCGTCAACAACCATATAAGGACCTTTGTTATATGCCACACTAATTGTTTTACCAGCAGGTAGTTGTGTAGCATACACTCGTTTTGCTGTACTACCGCCAATTCTATTACCACACGGTATTGAATCTCTTACTTGTAAATGACTTAAATCTAATTCTCTAGGAGGCCTTTTTCTTAATATAATATGGCCTGTTTTCATATTTACTTTTAAACCTAGAGAGCGCAACCACTTATAATGTTTACGCTTTGCTATTCTTATTGATTCTTTTTTTGATAGTTTTTTTTGCATTACTTAATTTGTCTTTAACATCCGACATTATTGATCCTAATACTAAATGAAGATAAGGATTATATAATAACTGATATAATACATAACCTAGAAATAAAGAAATAATAGTTAATAAAAACATATCCATATTATTTACCCCACTTACTTTCCATTTCTAAATTTAATTGAACATCAATATCTGACTCTGCTTTATCGCATTGTTCTTGTAGTTCATCTCTCCATACTATTGCCTTATCTTTAGCAGTAGCAAGATCATTATTATCAATTGCGTCAATAATTTCATTTAACTTATCAACGTCTTGTAACATTACATTTATCATAGTTTACTCCTTGTTATTATTAAATTCCTTCATTAGCTGTATATGGTGTTTTAATTACTTCATCAGCAAGTGTGTCTATTACAACATCACCATCTTCTTTTGCAAATTCGGTATCATCATAAACAACTTTACCAACATATTCAGTTTCACCACTATCCGAATAATCTGCGTCAACATATAAGGTTTCTACACCATTATTAGTTTCTGTAATATCTGTATTTACAGCAGAATGTTTTATACCACCGTTATCTAAAAACAAAGTATCTGCTTCGTCTTTATCTTTTGCTAATACTTCTTGTTCAATAACAACCGTATAATAAGTTTTTTTTCTGTATAGATTTTTGCCGACATCTTCAGCAAAATAACTAATATTTGTATCTACCATCCTCTTATACCTCCTTTATTTAAATTTTTATAACTATATTGATCTGTAAATTCTGGATTGAAATCGTATTTGAAAAACTGTCTTGTATTATATCTTTGGCCATAATCGTGGTATAAATTATCGTCATCATTAGTCATCATTTCTTCACCGTAAACATCTTTATAAGTTTTATAATATTCTTTATTAGGTAAAATCTTTACAATAGTTGAACCTTGAAAATTAGTTGCGGTTTCTTTGAAATTTTTATCACAATATTTTTTGATTTTGTCTTTAAAAGACATAAGAGTAGGAATTAAATCTGCTGGTACATTTCTGAAAATAGTATAATAAGTATAAAAGTATGGTTCATACTTTTCAGTTGAATCGTAATATTCTCTACCATAAACTAAATGATATAATTTTTGTGTCATATACATATACTATACACTAAAATTAATTAAAATGCAAGCACTTTATATGCAAAAATAAATCAATAAAATCAATGATTTATAAAGCTATATCTTTAAATGTTCTTGTTTTGTTCTACTTCCAGTAGTCTTTTATCCACTTTCCTGAGTCGTATTCCATCGCATAATCGGGATTTGGGTGTCCGTGAAATACACATATCAATGCTTCTTTCTTTAATGGATGATTTTTAGGGACATATTTGTCATACTTTTTGGGTTTACCTCGTTCAGGCCATTTAAAAGAGTATGTCCATTCGTCTGGCATAAAGACTGTTTGTTTGTCTGTATATAACATAGAAGTTAATACATTCTGATCTCCGTGCATAGAATCATATTGACCTTTATCTTTTAGAAAGTTATCCCATATATGAGAGTGATGTTTTAGATTATATCTTAACACACTTGAATTGATAGTGGTTTTAGGTTGACCAAAGTCTTTTATAACACAGAATTTATCATCTGCAAATTCAGTAAAGATTTTATCTAAACAACTGATAATTACAACATCTAAATCTACGTATAATATATTGCCTTCTATGTTTAGTTCTTTATTATACAAGTGCATTTTATTCCACCAACCGTCTAACTGTGGATTAGGTATCTTTATAGTTTTAATACCTGTATCAAATGCTTGATTAAGTTCGTCTGTTAAACAATAGAAGTCAAAAGGCAAAGTCATATTTCTTTTGACCATACTATAAAGTATGTTTACAAATTTAATAGGATACTTTGTTCCCCAAAATACACATATGATATTATTTTTTTGTTGACTCATATTGAAACTTTAAAGTATGATAAGCAGTTCCATTTTGTATTTCTTCTATGGTAAATTGATGTTCAGTAATATACTTTAACCATTCTTCTACTGTCTTACGGCCTGCTCTAAAAGGTTTCTCTACAAACTTTAGATTACGTGATGATATAGGCCATACACAGTTTCGTTGATCTGCAATTACTGGTACCATATTTAGAATAGCGTCTATGGCAGATAAACTCATATTGGTTACTACACAATGACAATCTTTTAAATCATCTTTTATATCTGTATTCCAAAATTCATTACCTGGTCTTGGTTTGTTTCGTACTCGTATTTCTCTATTTGTATATTTTTGTAATTCTGTTTTAATACCTTCAATCCAATCGTTTTGATTTAGGTCGTTCATATGTAAAGTAACTGTTTGAGATGAAGGACATATTAATACGTGTTTTGTTTCACCTGTATGCCAACCTTTAAAGTCTGCGTCTATGCCTTGTTGTCTTATTTTTGTTAATCGTTGTCCATTACCTACTGCACCTTTAGTGGTGTGTATTGCACCTTTGACTATTCTAAAATAAGTCTTATCGTAATCTAATATTTTAGGTTCTGGATATCTTTGTATTTGTTGTGTGATATAACCTACATCTACATACCACCATTCTTCTTCTTTGATGATACATTCTTTGATAAGTTCTATATTCTTACCTGCTAATCCCCAAAAGAAATGTATAGGTCTATCTTTGTCTTGCCAACCTTTTTGTATGGCAGGCCAAATTTGATGAGATAGACATAACTTCCAATCCATATTATGAGTGATTATCATTGTACTTTTCTCCAGGCTGTACCATTCTCTATTTCTTGTAACGTAAATTGATTTGCCAATAACGTATCTATCCAATCTAATCTACAAGGTGAATATAATGGTTTTTCTATTAAACTTAAATCTGTTTCTGATACTGCAACTCCCATAGAAATAGGGTCGCAAAAACTAGGTACACCATTTAATACTGCGTCTAAACAAACCACAGATTGAAACGTAACACAAGCATAGGCCTTTTCTAAATCTGATTCTAATGGTGTCATACTTGTTTTGGGTCTTACCTTTATGTTTCGTTTAGTGTGTTGTTTTATTTTATTTACAGTATCATTTAACCAGTTAGGTATGTTATGATATTTTAATTGATGTTCTGAAGGTGGACATACAAGAATATAATCACCATCATACTTCCAATCTTTTATATCTATATGATCTTTATATTTTTCAATTCGTTCATAATCATCATCATAAAGTTTTTTAATCCCTTGTACGTGATAGTTGTTTTTAGTTATACGATAAACTTTATCATTGACAATACTTGAAATGCCGTGTCTGTTACCTAAAAAATAAGAGTGATCGAAGTAATAATAATCTTGGTTTTGTTTTCTACATTCTTTCATTATATCTGCTGTGCCTCTTAATATACCAAATACTGCACACGGATAATCTTTTACTGATTTAAATGTAGGCCATTCTGTCTTTTGATATTGTTCTACGGTCTTAACTTTTTGATGTAGAATACCTTTAACACTTTTAACAAATGCTTTAATAGGTATATCTGTAATCTCTCTTGTTTCAAAACCTTGTATCACTTCAAATTCACTTTTACTGTTTTATGATAAAGATTAAACCAATCTATGGTATAATCACAACCTTTGTAATCTTCAAAATAAGGTCCACCTTTTGTATAGTGAACACATTTTACGTTATCTTTATATTCATATTCTCCTACTAACCAATTCCATTCTAAAGGTATTTCTCCTATTAGATGTTCACCCTCTAACCATTTAAATTGATGTAGTTCTAATCCTGTTGCTTTGTTTACATAATCAGGTGTAAGTTGTGTACACTTTTTACAATTCAGTAACATAAAACTAGACCAGTTTTTCTTTTCATATTTTGTTTGTACTTGATTTAAAAACTTTGTTTCACCTTTAGGTGTATAATCGTGTTTACATACTTGAACGGCATATCTATCATCTCGTAATCTCCATAGTTCGGCTATATCTGCCTTCATTAACATATCACAATCCATAAACAAGGCCCAGCCTTGATAGTTCATTAAATGTGGTATGATAAATCTACTAAATGAAAACTCCGTAGATGATAGATTATTGCGTTCTCTCACAAAATCGTCTTTGATTGTATTTAAAGCAATAGGTGTTATACTTACAGGTTTTGTACTATTCTGTAATATACTTTCTGATAACACGTGATATGCTATCTTCTCTTTATTATCGTATCCTATAAAAACGTTTATCATAATTTTGCCTTTCTTTCAGACCACCATAATTTCATTCGTTGTTTGTGTTTATTTAATCTTTCTTCATCAAATTTAGGAGAAACTCTACTTTTTGGATAATTATTTTTATATCCTGTCATACCTTTATTCCAACAATAACCTATTTTTTTACCTTTATTCCAAGGCTCAACACCATACATATGATTATTTTCACCTTTATATAATTCAGCATATGATAAGGGAATAGTATTAACTTTCGTAAAATATTTTGAGATTTGTTTGTCTGTTAAACTATTTTTAATACCAAAGACATTGTTAAGTCCTTCTACAAACTTTCGTCTTTTATTTGATCTATAAATATTTTTAGACATAGTGACCTCCTTACAGGTTGTTATGTTTAGGGGGTGATGGTTACCGCCATCACTTCCGATATTAATATTTATATTATTTAACATCTTCATTAACTCTATGACCAACAGTTTCTCTTTCAATATCCTCGTGTGAAAACTCAGCCCAATACAATTCAAACGCTACACCATCCTCTATACCTATAAATTGATGATATAGGCCAGGTTTAATTCTAGTAAAGTCGCCTGCCTTTAATGTTGTTTCATCAATCAGTCCTTCTTGTTTACCTTGTTGCCAAGTTCGAACCATCATCTTACCTGACTCTACATAAAACCCATTCCACTTAAACTTATGTTTATGTTTAGAACAAGCAACATTCTTTTTAAATTCTATTCTATGAAATTCTAATACACCGTTTGCGTGGATCAATTCTGTTTGACCCCATATTTTACCTGCTTTCATATCAACTCCTTCTATTTAACCATTCTGGACTATTCTTTTGTTCTTTTCTTCCACCTTTTCTATGATCTATGTATGGGTGAATTAAACTATCTCTTGCCATTATATGTCCACTCACTCCATCTCCTCTAGGTATTTCTTTATACTCATTAACATTCTCTTTAAAATGTTTTCTTGTAGCGTCTAAAGTATGACAATCTGTATAGGCCTTTAAATTATAAACTTTATCTGTTACATATAAGTCTGTATAATGTTTAAAAAAATCATTTGCATATGATTTGGTATTATCAAATGCTAAAAATCCTGTTTCTGTATATTGTTTAGGCCTATCATAAAACGCTAGAAATTTATCAGGTGGTAAAAAATCATTGTACCATTGTTCTGGTATTTCTTTCATAAACACACTATCACTATCAATATAAAATATACGATCAGCATATTTTCTACTTGCATTTTGAGCAAATACTTTATAACAAAATCTTACTGCGTCATATGAAAACTTTTCTTTTGGTTTGTGTTTATTTCTTTCTACAAATTTTTTACATTCTGGTTCTTCTTTAAATAATGAAACATAAGTAACATTCCCTATTGAAGAATAGTTTTGTAGATCATCTTCAACATAAATGTATAAAGGTATCTTTTGATTTGTTTTGCTATATGACTTAACAAGTTGATGAGCATACTCGTCATATAATCTTTTATTAAATGTGGTTACAAAAATATCTTTCATTGATAATATCTTCTTAAATCAGCCTCTACCATATCAATCATTAAAGATTGTACTGTATGTTTAGGTTTCCAATCTAATATATTTCTTGCTTTAGTAGCGTCACCTTGTAATATATCTACTTCGGCAGGTCTAAAATGTTTCTTATCCGTAGTGCAAATTAATATATCTGTATCTTGTTCAAAACATTCATCTTCTTTCCAATAATATTTTATATTTAAATAATCTAAAGTCATTTCTAAAAACTCTTTTACAGTATGAATAACACCAGTTGCTAAAACAAAGTCATCTGCGTGTGTATGATTCATTATCTTGTACATACCTTCAACAAAGTCCTCAGCGTGTCCCCAATCTCTTTTTGCATATAGATTGCCTAATATAATAGGTCTTTGTTCTTTTTTCCATAATGCAATACCTTTAGAAATCTTACGAGTTACAAAATCTTCTCCTCTCATAGGACTTTCGTGGTTAAATAATATACCTGTACTTGCAAACATTTTATACGACTCTCTATAATTGATTGTAATATGATGACCATATAACTTTGCAACACCATAAGGACTTCTAGGCCAGAATTTAGTTGTTTCTTTTTGAGGTGTTTCGTGTACTTTACCATAAAGTTCACTTGTACTTGCCTGATAAAATTTTATTTGAGGATTGATCTGTCTAATACTTTCTACTATTCTTAATACGCCCATAGCGTCTATTAATGTAGCAAGTTCAGGTTGTTCAAACGATAAACCTACAAACGATTGAGCGGCTAGATTGTACACTACATCTGGTTTTGTTTTTTCTATAGCTCTTCGTATGTTTGCTTGATCTATAACATCTAGTTCAACAAATTCTATATCATCTGTAATACCCATTTCATCAAGTCGCCAATATTTGTTTGTTGTACTTCTTCTTTCACCACCAAAGACTTTATAACCTTTAGATAATAAAAGTTTAGCAAGATAACTGCCATCTTGGCCAGTAACACCTGTAATTAATGCTCTATTCATCTTATCTCCTTTATAATATTATAGACTTCATCAATGTTATCTTTTAAATCTCTAACATCATTACCTATAAACAAACCATTATCGTGTATATAGTTTGCAACATCATAATCATTGTTATCAATATAATCTAGGTATTTAATAACAGGATTCTTCATAAAGTTTCCTGCAACAATTGGTCTACTTTCTATTTCGTTTTCTTTAAATTTTTGTACAATTAAATCTCGTTTGCCTTTTAGATGATCTTCAAATACTAATGAAAACCCAAACCAACTTGATCGACCTACTTCTTTTTGTGTAATCACACCAGGCATTTGTTCAAACTTTTGTTCAAAGTATTCTGCATTTCTAACTCGTTGTTCTCTCATATTAGGCCACTTTTCAAGTTGCACACTACCTATTGCACCACTCATTTCTAAAGGTCGTACACTATAACCTGGAGTAACAAACGTAAAACTATCTTTAAATGAATCACCTGTCTTTTCATAGATAGAATTATTATCAGGTAAATCTCTACACCAACCGTGAGCTCTTAATGATCTTAAAAAATCTGCGTCTGCACCATTTTGACAAGCAATCATTCCACCTTCCATTGTTTGTAAATGATGACTAAAGAAAAAGGAGAAACTGCCTAAATGACCTGCCGTACCTGTGTACACGCCTGTATCGGTTACTGCACCTAAACTTTCACAGTTATCCTCTATTAATAATAGATTATGTTTTTCTGCAATCTCATTTAAACGTTCATAGTTACAAGAATTGCCTAGTAGATTAACTGCAAAGATAGCACAAGTATCTTTTGTTATTGCGTTCTCTATCTTATTTGGATCTATGTTTAACGTTTCTTTGTCAATATCTACAAAGTTTAATCTAAATCCATATTGATGTACAGGAAAGAAAGTTGTTGACCAACTAACTGCTGGTACAATAATATCTCCTTTTAGATTGTATTTGTATTTAAGTAATGCAAGTATTAAAAGATTAGCAGTAGAACCACTATTGACCATCACGGCGTCTTGGCATTTAAAGTAATCGCAAAACTCTTTTTCAAATTGTTTTACTTTAGGCCCCATTGTATAACGGCCACTTTTAATAACTGATTGTATTGCGTCTAATTCTCTTTGATCCCAAGTATCACAGGCTAATGGATATTTCATAATATTCTCCTTATTAAATTTATTTATATAGTCATATTAAATACTTTTTTCCATACTGCAAAATTTAGTATAGTAAATAATTCTTTTTGTTTTCTCATACCTGGAGGAAATTTAGATCCTACAGGTGGTGTAAAGTTTCTATTGTTACAATATATGTTTTCAACTTTATCATTATTAAATTCAAAAATATCTTGTACTTCTTTATCTTTTAATGTTTCTATTATATATTGTCTTAATAAACTATTATCTTTACCTGGATGATCTGCCGTACCTATTATTATTTCATCTGTTGGAAATCTCCATCCTGTTTTCTTTTTATCAGTAATATACTTAGGCAATTTGTTTGTATAAGCAGTTTTAAAAAAGAATTTAGGAGCAAATCCTCCTCCTAATTCTTTACTAGCTCCACACTTTATACGACCAGGTATACTTCTTATAAAATCTCTAAAAACTTTTAACATAAATGGAAATCTTCCTTCCATACTAAAGTTCATACCTAATTTATCGTTACGAATAAAAAAATCATCACACAAGGTATTTAAACATTCTATATACATCATATCATTAATATTATCTCCCTGTAAACCTCCTGTAGGCAACCAAGAGTTTAAATAATCCATTTGTTCTTTAAGTGTTATTTCTAATTCTGGGTTTTTTAAATTATCATTATTCATACCCAAAGAATTTAATTTAGTTTCCCATTTACCCATACCGTGATGTTTATATCCAGTTAATACTTCATCTCCTCCATCACCACTTAATGTAACAACAATACCGTGTTCTGATAAAAATTTATTTGTATTATAGTATGTTGTAAAACTTTTACCTTGTCTAGGTTCTTCTAACGCATAAAAAGTATTGTTTATTGAATCAACATAAGATTGTTCATTTTGAAATAGTTGATGATTTGAAACTTTTAAATCTGCACAATATCTTTTTGCAACATTACTATCTTCATTTAATTTACTATCAGGTAAAGATACATCAAAAAAAGATGTAAATGTATTAGGATTATTTTGTAATTGATTCATCTCATATAAAATAGACGTACTATCTAAGCCGCCACTTAAAAATAAACCTATATTTCTTCTACCCATTAAAGTCATTTTAACAGCTTGATGTAATCTTTCAGTACATTCTTTTAATAACTCATCATATTTTGACGCTGTTATATTAAATAATAAAGGTATAGTATTTAAATTATTTAAGTTAAATGAAGTTTCTGAATTAGTAATAACATTAATAGTTTTAACTTCACCAGGAACTATTTTTTTAATGCCTTCAAACAAAGTCAAATAACCTGAATTGTATCCTTGTTTATAATAATGTTTTAACGCTTGTTTACAAATCTTTCTTTTAAATCCTATCTCTAATAAACTTTTAATCTCGGAAGAAAAACATAGCTTATTATCTTTGTAACCATAATAGATAGGTTTTATACCATTACTATCTCTTGCTAGTATTAATTGTTTTGTTGTTTTATTATAACAGGCAAACGCAAACATACCATCAAGTTTGTTTATAAAATCTATACCTTGTAATTTTAATCCTACTGCTAATACTTCGGTGTCTGTATTTGTTTGAAACTGATAATTTAAATCGTTTTGTAACTCTTTATAGTTATAGATTTCACCATTATAAACTAAAATTAAATCTTCATATAACCAAGGTTGTTGTGAGTTGATTTCTGTATCTACAATAGATAAAAGATTATGGCCTAAAGTGATGTGTTCATCTGACCAAGAACCATTACCATCAGGCCCTCTATGATGAGCCTTAACTATCATCTTGTTTATATCTTCTTTGTTATTATATAATAGACCGTGAATTGCACACATAATTAGTTTCCGTTTCACTTAACTTATAAGTCATATTTTCATCAACTATAAAGTTTAAATCTTTTATTGTTTTTAAAACATTAACATCTGTAAGTTCAATCAATACTGATTTACACTTTTTAATTGTTTCAACTGCACCTTGTAATACTTTAAGTTCTATACCATCTACATCTATTTTAATATAATCAGGTTGAGGTATAACTTTTGTTTCAATTAAATGATCTAATGTAAATCCAACACATCCTTGTTTTAATTGATTTGGTTTATCTATGGCATAGTCATTATGAGATTGACCAGGTACCATTGACATTAAAGATAGATACTCAATACTATTAACATTACTTAATGCAAAACCATATCCTTGTATTCGATTTTGTAGATTGTTTAAATAAATATTTGTATATAATTCTGCAAAGTTTAATGCTTGAGGTTCAAACGCATAAACATTATGACCTTTTTGACCTGCATATAAAGAATACACTCCTATATTTGCACCTATATCTACAAAGTTACTATTTGATTTAAATGAATTGATCCATTCTAATGTTTTAGGTTCTTTTGTATAAAAAGATTTAATACGTTTAGAAATAACTCGGCCTACATTATGAAATTTAAGACCATTAACTTCTTCATAATCTATTTGATAATCTATTTTATCACCTGTTGCATTATAAATTGTTTGTTTCATTTTTTTAATATCACTACATTAAATAATTGTCTGTGTAAATCATTCTCGTTCTTAACTTGTGTTACACCGTGCCATCCATCTGGTGTGTTTTTAAATAATAAAGAATAATTACCTACAACAGGATAAGATAATGACTCTTTAAAATTATGAGATTCAGGATTCATATCTTTGATAAGTTTCTGTTTATAAAAAATTGTTTTACCACCAAAATCTTCTTGCCATCCTTCAGGCATAAAGTAAAACAAATGTGATCCATATTTACCAATACTATCTACGTGAGGTGAAACATCTAAACCACTTTGTGTTCTATGAAAATCAAAACGTATATTATATTCTTTTATTTGTAAAGTTTCTTTTATCCATCTTTGATATTCTCCTAATGGATCTAATATAGATGTACAAAGTTCTTGCCATAATTCAGGAAGTTGATTTAACTCTACTTTATAACTTTTAAAATACGGACTTTGTTTATTGTTATAAACACACATAAACCTTCTACAATGTGGCCTTTGATTTAATTTTCTTGTTTCAGGAAATTCATTTTTAAAAAGAACATCATCTGGAAAACTATCTAATAATTCATAAAAAATATTATCATTTAAAAACCCAAATATATGCTCGTGAGGAGCATAATCTTTTTTATTATAAAATTCTTTTAATTCTTTTGTATTAAATCTTATCATTTTGAAATACTAATCCGTTCTCTTTCCAAAACTCTCTTTGCATAGTAGATTTAAGTTTAGATTTACTTGTCAAGTCTGCCCTTAATCTAAAACCATATTTATTGAATAACTCAATCCAATAATCTAAAGGTTCACAATTTACGTGATGATGTCCTGGTTTGCCAGGTTCTGAATATGTGATAAAAACATACTTTGCATTTTCAATTAAACTCATCCAATTATCTTCATATTCTTTTGCCACGTGTTCAACAAATTCACAACACCAAACTAAATCATATTGTTCTGTTAATTGATACTTACCTTTTGTAAAATCGTGTATAACAAATAGTTCAGGTTTATCTCTTGTTAAAGTATAATCACCATCTATACCTAATACTTTTAAGCCTAATCTATCTGCCTCATACACTTGCCCACCTGGACCACAACCTATATCTAACATAGATTGACAACCAAGTTCTTTTGCAAACTCTAATAGGCCTGTATCAATATGTGTACGGCCTTTATGTCCTCCTAAATGTTCTGGTAAACTCATAATTCTAATAACTCATCTATATATTTAAAAATACTTTGATTTGAAAATTCGTTAAATGAAAATTCAGTATAACTCATTTCTTCATACCAACTCTTTACTTCTTCAGGTGTTGCATAATATGGATCTTCTATATTTTTTATATCTATATTTTTTAAATTGTATCCAAAATTATATTGAGATGTAAAACAAGGTATACCTAAATGTATTAATTCAAAAATAGATGTACTATTATCTATAACTGCACAATAAATTTCAGATGAAATATCTTTTATAGTTGTTTCTTTAGATAGTACATTATAATCTTTAAAATTAAACCTAGACAATGGATGTGGTTTAACTAATATTTCTCTTTTTGTATATTGTTTTAATTCTTCAATTGTATCTTTAACGAAATCGTCAACTGGTTTTGTACTTGTAGGATCATTTTCTAATCCTGGACATAATAATATTTTACCTTGTTTATTATTTCTCCAAGTAAAATTATCTATAACAGGTTTTATATCTTTTAAAGCTAAAAAGTTATATTTGTAAAACTCATCTAGTCTATCACTTCCTTTTGGTTTACAAAATGTACCTATACCGTAAGTCCAATGATTTAAAGCCATTCTATAATAAAAAGGAGAAACATCTTTCCAATGTTTTTTATTATCTTTTATTATTCTTATTCTACTTAATGTAGCAGTTTCTATAACAATAACTTTCTTATTAATAGATTTACAGTAATTAACAACAAACGAATTTAATAGTTCTAACCAAGCTTGTCGTCTTTGGTTACCATCTTCAGCGGTTGGACAATCTTTAGTACCTTTTGGACTCCATATTCTATTAATATCATTACTACCCCAAGTACCAAATATTATAACAGCGTCAGCATTATTAATTTTGTATAAATCTATTATATCAATAATTTTATTATCGTTACTTTTAAGTTTAATAGAATGTAAATCGTAAATTCCTGAACCTAAATTAGTTAACGTATTTTCTAATTGATTTAAAGCAGTTGATGTTCCTATTGTAACAAGTTTTTTCATTTTGGTATACTTTCGTGGCCAATATGCGTTTTACTTCTTATGATTGCTTTTGTTTCTTTGGAAGAAACAAGATATCCTTCTATTTGTTCATAACCATTTTCTCTTGCCCATAAAACTCTTTTGTTTCCTGTGTGAACATACAGACCTGGTTTAACATTACCTTGTTCATCTATATGCGGTAATGGTTTTCTTGTCAATCGTTCTTTTACCCAATCGTGTTCGTGTGTAGAAACTGTAATAGGATAAATCATTCCATTATTTTTAAAACTTGTATCGTATTCAAATTGTTTCATTCTTTTGATTAACCAATCATCTGCAGGAATAATAATCAATTCATTTACATTAAATAATTGTGTTTGATATTCTTTAAGTTGTTCAGGATGTTGTTTTGCGTACAAAATTTTCATAACCAGCCTTTGCTACATAATAAGCGTCTATAATATCTGTAACAGGATTATTTAATTTAACTTGTTCAAATTCTTTCATTAAATCTAAACCTGTATCTATTTTAAATTGTTCATACATTTTAATCTTATCTGCATTACCTTTACCTGTTGCAATCTTTTTAACTACTCCAGGTACAATCATTTCAAAATGTTTATCTCTTTTATATAATTTATGTTTTAAAGTTCCTTTATTTTCTGCCAAATTAAATACAAGTCCTTTACTACCAAAACTATAACCTTCTATAAAAATATTAATATTAAGAGAGCCAATAAGGTTAATCGCCCAATTGGATATTTGATCGTATCGTTGTTGTTCGGAGGTATAGGATAAATGTAATTGACCATTTATTTGTCCTTTCAAAAACTTTCCATCATATTTTTTTACATTGGTCAAATAATAGATTTGACAATTCTTAAATTCAAAATCTCCTGTGCATATACACACAGCAGGACTGCTTAAACTATAATCAACTCCAACTATCGTCCTCGTTTGATTCGATAATTTCGTTTTCTTCATAATCCTCTCTTTCAACTTCATATCCACAGAAAGGACAAGTAAGAGGTTCTAAATCTTGCTCTTCTAAATCCCATTCTATGATATATTTAGTTTCACATTGAGGACAATGTTTTTTTGCTTTTTCCATATAGTTTAGATTGTATCCTTTTTAGATGGTTCTGATTCAATACAATCAATTTTTATATTGACTATTTTTAATTCAGGATAATTTAAAGATGTTTTATACATTTTATCTCCTCTAATTTTAGAAGCAATTAAACATTCTTCAAGTGTACTATATTCTACAAAAGGACTTTCTTCATATTTTACATTATAAGGATTACCATATAAATCTAATTGTGTTAGCAGAATAGCTATTATAAAAATTTTCATATTGTTTATAGTTTAAATTTTTTAAACTGATCTTTCTTTACATCTTGTTTGACGCCACCAATGATATAAGATTCTATTTCTGTTTCTTGTGGTGCGTTCTGTAACGACTTTGAATTTAACCAATGTTCTGTCCAAGGTAATGGATTGGTCTTTTGTTCATACACTTGGTCTAACTGTATAGCTCTCATTCTTCTATTTGCAATATATTCAACGTATTGATGTAATAACTTTTCTGATAAACCTATCATTGAACCTTGACTAAACAAATAAGTTGCCCAACGTTTTTCTTCTTGTACTGCGTCATCATACAATTTATAAACTTCTTTTTCACAATCTTTCATTATTTTTAACATCTCTTTATCATTTTCAAAGTCTTTCCAATTATTAATAATTCTTTGACTCATCGCTAAATGTTGTGATTCATCTCTAGCAATAAATGATATAATCTTTGCTGAACCTTCTAATAATTTAAGTTCACCAAACGCAAACGAACAAGCAAACGATACATAAAATCTTAAACCTTCTAGTATGTTTACAGTTATCATAGCAAGATACAACTTCTTTTTCAATTCATACATATCTACTTTTTTAGAATCTATTATCCATTGATAACCATAATTGATTAAATCATCATACGTGGCCGTAACAGACTTTGCTCTACGTTCTATCTTTTCATCTTCTATAATCGTATCAAATACTTCACTAGGATTAGCATATAAGTTTTTAATAATATATGTATAACTTCTACTATGGATTGTTTCAATAAAATCCCACGTTACAATACAACCTTCTAGTTCAGGCAAGGAACAGAATGGCAAAAATGCCAGACAAGGTCCTCTTCCTTGTACTGAATCTAACATTGTTTGATATTTTAAATTAGAAGTAAATATAAATTTTTGTTCAGGTCTTAATTCTTGGTAATCATTTCTATCTTTTTGTAAAGATACTTCTTCAGGTCTCCAAAAGAAACCTAATTGTTGTTGATTAAGTTTGTCAAAGATAGGATACTTCATATTGTCATATCTTTGTACAGCCAAGTCAGGACCAAAAAACATCATCTGTTTTGTTGCGTCTAATCCCTTGTCTTTATTGAACACACTCTTTGTCATTATTATTATAATTTTCCTTTATTTAATCGTATAGGTTTTAAACCTGTTTCTCTATTTAAAAATTTGTAATCACATTTGACAGCAAAGAAATCATTTTTAATCTTTTCTGCAATCTTATATGGATCAAATTCAGCACAACTGTACACATCCAATTGCATTAATGCAGGATTAGGTTCATCCCAAACGTGCATAGCAATATGACTTGTTTCTATCACAGCAATACCTGTGATACCTCTATTACCTGGCATATCACAATAAGCAACATAAGGTCCCATCATCAATTTCATTCCTATGGAATCAATTAAACCTTTAAACCATTCTGTTAATAACTCTACACTCATTGGCGGATTATTAATTTCGGCCCTAATAATTAAATGTTTATGTATTAGGATACTATTTTCCATTTAAATTGTACAAGACTCGCAAGCCTCGTCCTCTACTTCTGGTTTGGTTTCTTCAGGTACATTGTCAACCCAACCAACAGGATGTGCTGGCTCATCTATATCACTCTTACCGTCATACGTATTTTGATAGTATGAAGTTTTCCAACCATACTTATACGTAGATAATAAATCTTGTGCCATTACTGAAACTGGCACTTGGTTGTCATCATAATGTGCTGGGTTGTATGACCAATTACCCGAAATTGCCTGGTCAAAATATTTTTGCATTACTGCAACGATATTTATATATCCTTCATTGGATTTCAGGTCCCAAAGTAGAGTATAAAAGTTTTTTAATTTAGAATATTCTGGTACAATTTGTTTTAAAGGACCTTTTTTAGATTTCTTTACTGAAAGATAATCTCTTGGCGGTTCTATACCATTTGTTTCATTAGACACTACACTTGAAGATTCACTTGGCATTTGTGCCGATAGTGTACTGTGTCTTAATCCGTTATCTTTAATAGATAGTCTTAACTTCTCCCAATCATAAGTATATTTTCTTTTAACTAATTCATCAACATCTTTTTTATAAGTGTCAATAGGTAATATGCCGTCTGCATACTTTGTTTTGTTAAAGTATTCACATCTACCTTTTTCTTTTGCAAGTTCATTACTTGCTTTTAATAAGAAGTATTGAAACCCTTCCGTTAATTCATCTACTAACTTCAAAGCATTCTTATCATCATACTTAACTTTGTTTTTAGCAAGATAGTGTGCAAGTCCTATGTAACCTATGCCTAAACTTCTTCTTGCCTTTGTTGATACTTCAGCGGCCAATACAGGATATCTTTGATGATCTATTATTTCATCTAACGCCCTTACTGCTAAATCACACAATGGTTCTAATTCATCTACATAATTAATCTTACCAATATTGATGGCAGATAAAATACATAAAGCAATTTCACCTGTACCATCAATATGTTGTATTGGATCAGTAGGGAGTGTAATTTCTTGGCAAAGATTAGACATTGTAACTCTATCTTTAAAACTAGAGTGAGTATTACAATGGTCAATATTCATTATGTAAATACGACCTGTTTCTGCTCGTTCTTTTAAGATGTCGAAGAAGAGCTCTTGGGCATTGATTTTTTTCTTTTTAAGGCTTGTCTTTCTCTCCATAGACTCATACAACTTATCAAACTCGGGAGTCCCCCACGCACTATATAATTCGGGTACTTCGTGTGGTGAGAACAAAGTAATTTCTTGCTCATTTATAAACCTTTCATAAAATAATTTTGATATTTGAATAGAGTAATCTAATTTTCTTACTCTATTATCTTCACTACCTTTATTGTTTTTAAGAACAATAATATCTTCTATTTCTTGGTGCCATATAGGGAAGTGTACAGTAGCAGATCCACCTCTTACTCCATTTTGAGTACAACACTTAACCGTTGCTTCAAACTTTTTAAGAAAAGGAATAACACCTGTATGTTGTACTTCTCCACCTCTTATACGTGAATTGATACCTCGTATTCTTCCTGCATTAATACCAATACCTGCTCGTTGTGCAACATAACGACCTATTGCCATATCACTACTGAAAATAGAAGGCAACGTATCATCTACATCTACTAATACACAACTAGCATACTGACGCATAGGAGTCCTAACCCCAGCCATAACGGGAGTCGGAATATTGATTTTAAATGTTGAAATGGCGTCATAATATTTTTTAACATAACTCATTCTTTTATTTTTTGGGTATTTTGCAAATAGAGTAGCCGCAATCATCATATACATAAATTGAGGCGACTCATATACTTTACCTGTGCTACGATCTTGTACTAGATATTTGTCTATCACTTGTCTTAAACCTGCATAGGTAAAATCATAATCTCTATCGTGTTTGATCCAGTATTCCATTCTATCAAAATCTCGTCTATCGTAATCAGCAAAGATTTGTTTATCGTAAAGTCCTAAATCAACAATTTTTTTAACGTGATCGTATAAGTGTGGATGATCCCATAATTTATTAAATATATCTTTTCTTAAAGAGTAAAGTAATAAACGAGCAGCCACATAGGTGTAATTAGGTGATTCTAAAGAGATTAAGTCTGAAGCAGACTTGATTAAAATTTGTTGAATTTCATCCGTAGTAATACCATCGTAAAATTGTAATCCACTATTCATCTCTACTTGTGAAGCAGATACACCAGAAATATCTTCCGTAGCGTGTTCCATCATATCGTGGATCTTTTCAATGTTTAAAGGTTCTAAACCTCTATCATTTCTTTTTTTGACATTAATTACTTCGCCTGCTACGACCATTGTATTTTGTTCCCCCTTAACAACGTTTATAAGAATTTAGTTTTGTGAGTGCTGATAGACCTGAATAGGTATTATCGGAAATTATTTTTTGAATTTTTGTCTGTGTGTGTCCATTCATAATCATTTCGTTTATATCTTTCTCTCTTGTGTGTTCTGGCCATATGACCAGTTTATTATCTTGTTCAATCAATTTATACATTCTATCTATAATCTGTTTATTTCTTGGTTCATTATCAAATACATAAACTACATCTTTACTTTCAAAAGGTAATTGTATGTCAGCACCTGCGGCCGCAATACAATTATCTAAAAATAAACTATCAATTGGACCCTCTACTATGTATATGGTTCGTTGTAGATTTATTCGGTCCAATCCAAATATTTTTTGTTTATTTTCATACAACTTTAAGGTGATATACTTTGGTTGTTCGTCACCAAAAGCACGACCTTGAAGTGCAAAGACATCACCATCAACATCATAGAAAGGAATAATTAATCTAGGATGCTCATACTTATCAGTTTCTTTACCAAATGTTCCTGGTTTTAGTTTATTCACATAAGATTGAAACTTATTACATAAAAATAATTTATCAAAAAACTTTTCAGGAATCTTCCTGTTTAACAAATATTGTTTTGCAGGATGGTTATCATCTATTCTACTAAAGGGTTTGAGTCCTTGTAGAGGCGTAAAATTTAATTTCTCTTTAGTTTCGTTTTTAAACTGTTTGAATAAATCAGGTTCTTGTAGAGGTTTGTTGCCTTTATATCTATCAAGTATATACTGATTGTATAAACTTATATCAACTAACTTTATAAAGTTTGCCAAATTGTGAGAACTGCTACAATTATGACATTTAAAAAACATATCATTTTTTACTTTATAAAGATATGCTCTGGCTTTTGTCTTACTCTTTTTCGAATCACCACATACAGGACATCTAAAATTAAAGAGGTATTCTCTTTTCTTCTTAAACTTTTGTAATCTTGGTTGTATTTTACTGATATAATCTAAATCTATAAACGTGCTCATCAATAGTATTCATTATATACTATAAAGTCTATTTTGTCAAGCTTATTTAATTAAACTTATAATTTTAAATACTTGGGGAAATGACAATCCTACGGCAATTGAAACCCCAATAATAATCCATCTATATTTTTCTAACACACCTACACGATTGTTTAAACTATTGCTGATACCTTTTATCTCACACATTAGACGTTTTTCAGTTAACTCTATATCTTCTTTTAATTCTTTATGTACAACGTCTAATTGTTGTTCTAACGCTTTAATATTTTGTTCTGTTTCTATTCTTCTATTTTCTAACAATTTGAATATCGCCTTATCTATATCTTCTTGTTTAGTTAATTTTTCTTCGTGTACGGCCAACATAGATTTAATACTACCAGAGATATCTGTAAGTTTATCTATAGCAGTATCTAATTTTACGTTGACAGCCGCAACTTGTTTTACCTCGTTTTTTAAAACTTCAAGGTCAATTGATAATTGTGATACATCTTTAATGTCAGCCATATTATTTTTATAAAGTGCTTTTTATCTTTAACTCCTTAATTTGTGCTTTTAGGATTTCAATTTCTTTTTGATTTATAATAATTTGTTTTTCTACTCTATTTATCTGTTCCTCAATTGTTTTAGAATTAATTGATTCCAGTTTAACAACTAATTCATTATATTTAATAAATCCAGTAACAGTAATTATTGTTAATCCAATCAAGGCAACAATAATAGGTAAATGTTTTAATTTTTCTAACATTAATATTTATCTTTCTGTTATGCTACTAACAAAGGCAATACTCCTTGTTTCATCATAGCTAATCTTTTTAACTTCCAAAGTTTTCTTAAAGTTCTTCTTCTTCTTCTCTCTTTTTGTTTCTTAATCAATGCCCACTTTAAATTAAGTAGGTACATCTTCAATATTCTTTCATCTCGTATTTGTTTTATAATATATTTTTTTAATTTACGTTGCTGTAAATGATTCATAAAAATCTCCACTTTTGTAGTTGAATTAAATA